TCGGAAAGAAGGGAGTAACCTTTGTTTGGGGTAAACGCTACCTTGGTAGCACCGATATAGAGATTCTGAGGGCACTTGACCAGAACTGTGAAGCAATTCTCAAAGGGACTGCGAGAGTGGTATATGACGGCCCCTTCACCAAATACAGTGATGACGCAGATAGTATTTTTGAAGATTTCTGATATTTTTTTGTTTTCCGAAGAGTTTGGCACAGATTTTGCATATGCTGTTATGTATTCCAAAATGGAATTAATGTTTAATTAAAAAAATAAGTACTATGACAAAGAACGAAAATCAGATGACTGTTCACCAGGTGAACTTTAACGGAAGAGTGGGAGAATATCTTCAGGGGCTGCTTAAGAAGAGCGCTGAGCTGAATATCTTCAAGGTTATGCTAGACATCAATGAGATATATGCGATGTCTTATGGTCACTATGCAGAGAAGGACGAGGAGTGGATTGACCAGCTGTGCCTGGAGTTGCTCAAGGTTGTCGAGGATTACGCCTGGATGCAGTTCCCCGCAGAAGACAAGGACGCTCAGGACCTGCTGGCATATATGAGCATCTGTGAGCTTACAGCAGTAAGCGTATGCTAATGTTTAACCATCAAATAAAGTATATTATGACATTTCTAGATTATGTACGTAAGTATGGGCTCCCTGAGGCCGAGAAGCGTTGGCTGAAAAACGAGAAGGCCAGCCAGTATTACCAGGAACGAAAGGCACGAAAAAATTTTCCCACAAAATCATAAGAAGATGAAGTACCCTAATTTTTTAGAGCCAATTGAAGTCAGGATGAGACTGGTATACTACGAGTACACCACCCAGGGTGAGAAGACCCATCTAATTCGAAAGGGCCTCAGTGAGAAGACTGCAATGGCGGACTACAAGAACACAGTGGCTAACTGGCGGGAAATCGCTGGACAGTACAACCCTAATGACGTAAAGATTTATGAGGAGAGAGACGGATTCGGTGACACAGTACATCTCCAAGTGAGGATAGGTGATAACCAGTGGTTTTGTCGGGAGCTGGCCTTGGTACAAGACTTTTAGCTCTATTTGCCCAGTCTAAGCCTGACCGTTTACCTGGGTCCAAAAGCGCCTTCGCTGTGAAGCGAGCTACGCGAGTTATTTTTGGGACATAAAATTAAAAAATTAAAATGTTATTTCTTAAGCAAAGAGGAGCTGCTGTGAAGTACCTCCTCTTGAATTTTAAAAAAAAGATTATATTTGTAGCGAAATACATAAGGCAAATGAAACCGAAATTAATTCTACTATCATTACTGGTAATGCTGCTGGCCACCTCCTGTTTTGACCTGAGCAGTATACTAAACGCTAACATTTATCTTTACGGGACAGAATGGTCCAATGAAGACGAAGCACAGGGCCTCAAGTTCTACGACGATGACTCAGTGCTCTTCTTCTGGGAATTTGGCAGGGAGCCTGGCACCTTCGAGTATAATTTGGATGAGAAGTATATCAAGCTGAACTCTGTTACCGTCACGACCCTGGGAGAAACCTCTGAATTTACGGGGGCACAGATACTCGAGGATGGCGAGACGATGAAGCTCTATTGGCACAAACTGGGTGGCAAAGAGAATTACTATATGCTGTTATATAAAAGAAGATAATTATGCTTGAGATAAAGGATATTGAGTTTAGCCGTAGGCTGAGGAATAACGAGGTTTCTCCAGAGGGCCTGAGAGATTACCTCCTTAAGAATTTCTCGGTATTCGAACTTGCAGACGAACTTGCAGGCTATTTACTAGAGGACCAGATGCTGCAGAATAACAAAATAGTGCTCACCCCGAGACAACAGCAAGTGATAAGCCTGATGCTTTCCAAGATAACCCGACCGCTTAACACAGGAAAAGGTAGAAAACCTGTACACCAGGCCACAATAGATAAACGAAATCCAGACGAAAGTATGTAGCTTATTTGTAGCCCAGCATCTTGGGAACCCTAAGCAAAGAGCTTATATGGTCGGCAGTTCGAATCTGCCAGGACCCACCCAAAAGCCCATAAGCCTTTGCTAACGCAGCAGAGGCTTTTCTGTTATAGCCCCAAAAAGAAAAATCTGTAGCCCAAAAAGTAGCCGAAAAAACTAGGCTACAAGTTTCCAAGGTGTTGGCAATATTGACAGTTTTCACAAACCAATAAAACCAACAACATTATGAGTAGAAACACATTCAGCGTATCCTTCTATGTAAGGGAAAGCAAGGCAGGCAAAAAAGGTCTGGCACCAATTGAAATGGGCATTAACTGTAACGGTAAAAGGCTGTTCATCAATCTCCAGATGAAAGTAAAACCAGAAGAGTTCAACCGTAAGCGCCAACCGCAGTATATAACAGATTACTGCGACCAAATCAGGATAAAGGTCAATAACCTTATGACGGAAATGCTCTCAAATAACATTCCCATAACAAGTGAATCTCTAAGGGACTGTTTTCGTAATGGAGGCGTTAAGTCATACACCGTAGGCGATATGCTGGATGGATATATTGCACTTAAGAATAAAGAGGTTATAGCAGGTAATATCGGAGCCGAACACCTCGAGAAAATCAAGTCGGCTGGCAATCACCTTCTGGAATATGTAAGTAGAGAACAGGAAGTGACGGCTATTACCCCAGAACTGGTAAAAAACCTCTATGCGGACCTTCAGGTGAAGTATAAGGCACAGACCGCCGCTGGAAAGATGACCAAGATAAAGAGCATTATACGCTTTGCAATTGATAACGGAAAACTGCCAGTAAACCCTATTGCAAGTGTTAGAATAGCTAAACCAAAACCAGAGATACATTACCTGACTGAAGACGAATTAAGGAAGGTCTATAAACTACAATTGGATAGTAAGTCCCTCTCTGACGTAAGAGACGCATTTATCCTCCAGGCATCCTCTGGACTGTCATATAGTGACGTATGTACCCTGAGAAAAGAGGATATTCATATTATGGAGGACGGAACACACTACATATCAAAGAACCGCAATAAAACTGATGTAAAGTATACTGCTGTCATCCTACCTATGGGCGTAGAGGTCCTTAAGAGACATAACTATGAATTGAGGATAATTTCCAATCAGAAATACAATGAGTTTCTCAAAGCAATCCAGGGACTCACGGGAATAACCACCAATATGACCACCCACGTTGCGAGGAAGTCGTATGCGACGTTATTGCTTAATAGAGGGGTCAGAGTCGAGGTTGTATCGAAAGCCGTTGGCCACTCCAATACAAAACAGACCTTGAGCGCCTATAGCGCACTGCTAAATAAAACTGTTATCAACGAGATTAAAGCTGCGATATAAAGACTGTTTTCAATTGCGTCACGCTGCGTTTCGCTTTGCACTTCGCTTTCGCAATTGAAAGTATATTTTCCGACAAAATTGGAAACCTGGTCTACAGTAGACCCGAACCCTCAGCCTCTGGAATACCTCCAGGGGCTTTTTTAAAATATTTGGCCACAAATAAGATTTTTTTGGAATTACAGACTATTTATTATTGACTCCAGGTGGTCATAAGGTTATATTTTACTAAAAGGAAAAATGGTAGCAGAAGAAATTAAAAAGTACTGTCCTCTCGACGAGATAACTGAAGAGAACAGGGTAATTCTCGAGAGCGAGGCAAAGGGACGAAAGAGAGCAACTGAAGCCCTGCTAAAGATTAATGCAGACTTAAAGATTAAATACACTCCAGCTCTCTACTGTAAAACGAAAAATGACCCTAACAATGCATTTGATATCTACTTTCTGTCTGGGACGACGACTGTGTGTGTAGAAGCGAAGGACCGTAGGAAGTATAACTTCAACGACTATGAAGAGTGGGTGATTGATGAGGCAAAGGTCAATAAGCTGCAGGCATTGCCCAAGGTTTCAAAGAGCGGAAGGCCAGTAGAGGTGTGGTACATTTCCACTTACAATGACGGATACTGCATATGGGACATCGAGGCCCCGCACAGGATAGAAGAGAAGTACTATCCCATTTCAACGGACCGACCAGAACTGGGCAACAAATACAAGGGTGAGTGTTACTACAAGAATAATGATACAAAATGGTATGGTAAATTTTGACGAACAGTGAGATAGTCGATATCCTGTCCAGGGATAGGATGGTCGAGAAAATGATAGAGCATATCACGCGCAGTGGAGCGAATGACCCTGACAGCCTTCCAGACCTTGCGCAGGATATATATCTGTCCCTTATGGGTGACAGTCATTTAGATGAGGTATATGGTGAGGGGCATATCAAATATTACATCAGCCGAATAATAATGAATAATATCTGCAGCAGCACCAGCAGGTATTATAGGACATACATCTGGCCTAAAACTAAACTATTGAATATTGACGATGGAGACTATTCGAATATCAGCGAGTGAGCTACGGGATATACTTAAGGAGTATGAATACGAGGAGAACATCTTTACCCTCGACGACCCCAGGGTGGTAGCAATCAAATGGGCTCTCTCCAAGATACCAGATGCGGACAGAATAATTTACTGTCTCTGGTTGGACCTGGAGTCTTCAAGGAAGGTGGGAAAGATACTGGGTGTAAGCCACAGCACCATCTTAAAGGAACTGAAAAGAATAAAGAACGAAATATTGGACTTAATATGAAAATCACTGTACTATCAATGAATATCAACAGTTATGAAATCATCCATCCAGTGAAGGTCAAAACCCCAGATACCAGGTATGTAATGGTAACTGACGACCCCAATCTCAAGGACGAGAGCAACACCTGGGAGATTGTCTACGACGCTTCTTTATCAGGCAGCACATTTGACAGGTGCTGGCAGGTACGTTGGGCCAAATGCTGGGAATATGCTGGGGATTGCGACGTACTTATCAAAATAGACGGCAGTGTGGGCATAGAGGGAGACCTTACACCCGTTATCGAGTCGTTTATCAGGAGTGACGCCCAGATGGGCATTATGCTTCACCCCACGAGACTTAAACTATATGATGAGTATGTTGCCTGGGTGCAAACCAGAGGATATGAAATTTCACAGGCGGAAAAGGCTCTAGGAAAACTCGCAAGCGCCTTTGGCTATCCAATACAACAGGATATGGGAATGGCTCAGATGTGCTTCACAATAGAGAAACCCACAGATAATGTAAAGAACCTCGAGCGTATGATGTACGCAATGTGCTGGTACTTTGGTGAGAGTGATGTGGACAGATTGGACCAGACGATATTCACCGCAGTGGTCTTGAGGTATTTCCCTGGCCTTCCACTATGGTTTACCGACCAGAGACTATACCAGAGCAAATACTTCCAATGGTACCCTCATCACAGTGAGATTCCATTCAAGCCGATGGATGTAAAGCAGATGGCCAAGGCGACCTGGGCTGGCAAAAGAATAATGACAAACACAAAGGAGTTACTATGATAGATTTGTTATACATAACCCTCATACTGGTATTCATCATCGACATCAGTGGATTCGTCGATACGGTTAAGCGCTGGGTATGGAAATGGGTATTCAAGGATAGAAGGGAATATAAAGATTTCAGCTTTAAACCATTCGATTGCAGCCTATGTGCGACCTGGTGGGCTAGCTTGCTCTACATCATTATCACGGGCTTCTCCTGGGAGATGCTGGCTTATGTGGCTTTCCTATCTTTCCTTACCCCAGTCTTCAAAGACATACTTACCCTTATAAAGGACATTATGATAAAAATAATCGACGAGGTCTACCGCATATTTCAGATATAGGTCCGACCCGTCAAATAAAATACTTACATAAAATGAGATTTAACGCAGAACAACTGGAGATACTATCCCAATTTGAAGACCGCTTCAGTACGGCGGTTCACCTTAACTATTATCGCAATACTACCAGCAAGAGCTTTGATTTGATTAACGACATCTACGCTCAGGCTGAAGGGAAGAAACTTGCCAATAACTGGAGTTGCGGTCATTGTTCATTGACATTCCTCAAGACCGTTGGAGCAAAGTACTTCAAGGATAAGGAGCAATTTGAAAAGGATGCGGAGAAATTTGTCGAGGTGCTGGAAGAGGTTTTTGATGACACTATTGATAACGTTGAGGTGGCTAAGGTCCAGAATGAATCCGAACCCAAGCCAAAGAAAGTATCTACAACGAAGAAAACGAATAATAAGGCTACAAAAAAGAAATAAACAATGCCAAGACCAGGGAAATATGGAACCAGGATTAAACCAGGTGACGGAGAGGCGATAGTGCCTATGGAACCTCCCGTATTCAAAAAGATGTCGCAGGAGGATAGCGACAAGCTTATGCAGCAGGCGGTTAAGACCGCGGGCAAGACTGGTCATAAGGTTTGGACTGATGCAATGATTACCATTCGTCGTCAGGCTTTGATTGACCTATATGCCCAGGGGTATACCCGCAGGGAGATTGTCGTAGAGATAATGGACCGTTGGGGCTGTGGTGAGGTCAGAGCTTACGAATGGATAAAGGATGCTCTTGCCTGGCTGCAGGAAGGCAATGATGAGTTCAGGGAGTACAACCGAGACAAACAGATTGAAAAGCTGGAAACCCTTGCCAAGCGGGCCAAGGACGCTGGCGACTACCGCAGTGCAGTTATGGCTACAAGCGAGGTAAATAAACTCCTCGGATTGAACGAGCAGAAGGTTACCGTCGATATCGAGCGAGTATTCAAGTTCGATGGTGATTAATGCCGAGGACCATAGACATAGGCACCAGACGGAAGGTTAACAAGAATGCAAAGGTTGAAGTTCTTGAATACAGGGGCTTCAAGCCTTTCAGTTATCAGCGGGATGTCATCGACCTGATTGTCAAGGACAGCAAGCACAAGCACCGCACGGTAGCGGTCAAGTCCCGTCGTCAGGTGGGGAAGTCCAGGTTAATTGAGAATCTCCTTCTATATGCGGGAATCAATTGGACAAGGAGCGTAAGCATCTGTGTTTCCCCCACCCTTGGACAAGCCAGGAAACTCTACAAGGAGATAATGGACGCCATTTCGGCGAGTGATATTGTTGCCAATTCAAATGCTACGCTTCTGGAGATAAAGTTGAAGAACCAAAGTGAAATTCTCTTCAAATCAGCCGAGCAGGGTGAAAGCCTTCGAGGATTCACCGTTACTGGCCTCCTGTGCATCGATGAGGCGAGTTATATAAGCGATGACGTCTATTATACCATCCTTCCCTGGTGTGACGTTTCTGGGGCCCCCAAATTGATTGTATCGACCCCCAGGATGAAGAGTGGATTTTTCTACACCTGCATTCAGAGAGGACTGATAGGCAACGATGAGGAATATTACACCGTCGACTGGTGTGACCCCAAGTATCAGGAGGACCTGGATAAACTGCTCCCAGCGGAAAGGCTCGAGGAATATCGCAGGATGCTTCCTTCCCAGCAGTTCAAGAGCGAATACCTTGGACAGTTCCTTGACGACGAAGGTGTGGTATTCACCAACTTCAAGAACTGTACGGAAAAGAACGAGATTAAGCCCACCGACCAGCTCTATTGGGGAATCGACTGGGGCAACGGTGGTGGTGACGATACCGTCCTTACCGCAGTCAACCAGGATGGCAAGCAGGTGTTCCTGCAGTGGTGGAATAATCTGACTCCCAACAATCAGGTAAGGACCATCTGTGAACTGATACCACGTTACGCCCAGCAGACTGTGACCATTACACCAGAATTGAACTCCATTGGAACCCCTTATACCGATATGGTGAAGGAAAGACTGGGTAGCAGGATTGGAGACAAGATACAGGGCTTCGTAACGACCAACAAGAGCAAGAATGACCTGGTATCGCAATTACAGGTGGCATTCGAGCAGGGACATATCAAGATTCTCCCTTACGAGAAGCAACTTATAGAACTGGGTGCTTACGCGATGGATTTCAACCCTAAAACGAAGACCATTACCTACAACGCGCCTCAGGGTCTGCACGACGATATCTGTATCGGTTTGATGCTGGCCTGGGACGGTTACCTTAAATCAAGCAAACGAGGAAATTATTGCATTAGTGTAGTTTAATGCTGTTTCTCGAAATTATTACATAATTATCTCAAAACTATGATTACAAGTTACGATAAATTGACCATCGGTAAATACACCGAGATACAGGAGATACTCCGCAGCGAATATGAAGACTTTATTGAGGTACAGCCCAAGATTCTTGCAGTGCTTAACGACAGCACCGAGCAGGAGGTTCTGAATCTCCCGCTGAGCAAATATACGGATATGGTACGCCAGAGCGCTTTCGTTCTCGAGCCACCCAAATTGAAGGGAAGGTCTGTGGTAGACCTGAACATTAATGGCAGGGCTTTCACCTTTGTTCGTAATATTCAGGACATTACGGCGTCGCAGTACATTGATTACCAGACGCTGGTCACAAATAAGGATAACTGGAAGCTACTCCCCAACATCCTTGCCTGTTTCCTGATTCCCAAGGGAGGGAAATATTGTGAGGGTTATGACATTGCCGACGTCATCGTATGGCTTAAAGAGCATATGGACGTTTATACTGCAATGGATACCTGCTTTTTTTTTCGGAAAAAATCATTGAAGTCAATAAAGCGTTCCCTGCGTTATTCAGCAGCCCTGATGAGAGTGATGAAGTGGAGGGCGAAGGACGAGATGACGAAGAAGAGGCTGAGGAAGCTGAGGGTGGAACTGGAGGAGGAATTGGACAGTTTACAAAAACTTGGGGATGGTGGCTTATGGTAAAGAACGTCAGCGACTGCATCCACTTCGATTTTGAAAGAACGCTGCAAATGCCAGTAATGGAATTTCTTGCCTTTGTGGTATTTGACAGGGAATATAAGAGGTTTATGCCTCAGACAACACAAATACCTATGTTATGGCATTAGAATTCAGACATCTTCAACAGACGCTTCAGGACTATATCAACGAGGTCAAGGAGCTTTATAGTGACAACATTGTCAGGGAGGGGCACAATGCTTCTGGTGACCTTATCAAGTCCATTAAGGTCATCCTTCAGAAGAATAATACCAGCATTGAGGTCAGTCTTTCGCTTAATGAGTACTGGAAATATCTCGAGAGCGGAACCAGACCTCACTGGCCACCTATGGATGCAATTCTCGAGTGGATAAGGGTGAAACCTGTTATTCCAGTTGAAAGAAACGGTAGCCTTCCTACCGAGAAACAGCTGGCGTACCTGATTTCAAGAAAGATTGCCCTGGAGGGAACGCCTGAGACCGATTTGCTTAAGAATACCCTGGAGACCGTCAATGCAAAGTATGACGAACTCATATCGGAAGCCATTGACAAAGACCTTGATGAGGGCCTCACGGCGATACTATTGGAATTCCATACCGCTTAACGCCCACGGGGTGCTAAATTATACCTACACTAAACGATATATTATGACACCTATTTGGCAAACAACATTCTATACTACGACAGCGGATACACTTACGTACAATCTGCTTAGCAATCCCATCGGGGAGCCTCTGTTTTCTGGCAGGGCATATAAGATGCCTGGTGAGACAAATCTCAACATAAACGTCAGCGAGATAGCTGCACCTTATTTGGGTGCCAGGGAGATTCCTTCGACGGTTTGGAATATGCCTTCTGGTAATACGAATATCGACGCGGTGGGCAGGTTCTATCTTACGGACAACATCGGAACCATTCTCAAGTGGTGCGAGTTTGTTGATGACTGGTCCTATGAGGCTTTGAATCCAGATAACGACCTTTCGGAAGTGATTAACGGCCACTTCGCACCCAATATGATATGTTTCGACAGCTTTGCCGAGTACGACGAGGACGAGGGCTTCTACAACGGTGTGATGAACTGGGGGCCTGGCGGTGAAATTTCTGGCTATACGACCAACGCCTGTGGAAGAGCTGCGCTTTACTACAAGACAAGAAGGGGTGGCTTCGCTTCGTTCCTTATTGAGGGCTATGTCAAGAGATATGACGATTTCAGCTGGTCCAGATACAAGAGGTTCAGGTCTACATCAGACCCGTATGCCAGGGGTGAAACGACATACCTCAACGAGATACAGCCAAGGTGGGAGCTCAATACTGCCTGGCTCAATGACGAACAGTCAAAGAACCTGGCGGCGAACCTTCTCAGTTCCCCCTGCGTATACCTGCATCTTCTGGATACCAATGAAATTTTCCCTGTGACCATTACTGACAACAATGTCGAGTATAAGGAGTTCAGGAGGGACAGGAAGCTCATCCAGTACAAGATAGCGGTCAGTGCAAGCAACAAACGTATAAGACGATAATATGTGCCTCAAATTACTTAAGAAACTATTCAGAAAAAAGATGACGAAGGATATAAGATTATTTATCAACGGTCAGGAAGTGGAGTTCAAGCAGGCTCCAGCGATTCTATATAACTGGCAGGAGACGGACTTCACCAATCCCACTGTGACGATGAACTCCTATACGGCCAATATCACCGTCGAGGGAACTCCGAATAACGACCAGATATTCGGTTCATACTGGAACCTTGAGAGGTATACCACACCTGGGGAGGGATTCAACCCTTCCTATAGGGTGCCTTTTACCCTTTACATTGACGGGGATATCTACCAGAAGGGTTATGTGAAGTTGCAGAAGGTGACGGTCAAGGGCGGGGTATCTACTTACGAAATTTCATTATTTGGGGGCCTCGGACAGTTCCTGTATAATTTGAGTACCGACTGGAATACTGGTGAGAAGAAAAGCCTGGCCGACCTTCATTACTATGATGGATGGAGCACTGGGGCAACGTCTTCTACCGAGGTTGACCTTGGGTTTACCATTAAAAAGGAAACGGTGAATGAAGCCTGGAACAATATCTTTGATGAGATGGATACGGGCGATGGCTCGAAGTGGGCTCAGATTAACTTTGCTCCCTGTTATAATGGTCTCAATGATAAGATGAGCAATGACAAGGTAATCATCAACTTCAATGGAATGGTGAATACCGCAGATTTTGATACACGAGTGGAATCGGGTCTTACAACATACACCCCGACACAGGGCTTCTCTCTTGGAACCCTTCCCCAGTCTTATAATGAGTGGGAGACCAAGGACCTTCGCTGCTGGGCCCAGAGGCCAGTTATCAGCGCAAAGGCCATAATTAAGGCTATTCAGCATAGGGAGAACAACCAGGGTAGATACGACTCGGGTTACGATGTCATTCTTGATGAAGAGTTCTTTAACGATAGCAACCCATATTACAAGTATGCTTGGATGACTTTGCCAATGCTTTCATCCCTCGAGTTCAACAATGAAGCGGCAGAAACCGTACATTATGATACACACCCTTGGGACAGTGTTTATTATACCACTGCAATGGGAGGACGTAATGACTATACGTTTGTCTATAATTTACCGTCGGCCATTACCGAGTTCGGTGTATCGGTTAAACTTGAGTTTGACTTGAATTTAAATGCTCCTAATGCAAGCTCCGCCGCCTTATATCCAAGTTTTGCTGAGGTCGTTGAGACTGGTGAGGGAGGAGAAAATCTGGATGCCCGCTGGTCTCAGAGTAGTGCAATCGGTCTGCAGGTTTATGCCAGCGACAGCAATGCCAGAGGGGGAAACGTCCTTGCGGCAACCCCGATTCAATGGATGAGCTACAAACAAAACCACAATGAAGTGCCGCTTTATTCGGTTAACTATAATACTGCGGTGAGCAAAGGCGTATACACCCCAATTGATTCGTCCAAGAGTGTTGTTTCCTATAATGGCTATTTTGTTAGAAACGAGAGCAAATACCGCTGGAACAATTCATTCTCGCTTACTCTGGACCTGCCTGTTGGAACAACTTCAATCAAATTCAATATTCAGCGTTGTGCTTTTAAGAGTGGAAGTTACAGCAATGCCGCAGCTTGGGTATATCAATATGCCCCGACTCAACGCTTCCCAAATGGAGGACCGTTATATGCCACAGACTTCGAAAGTTCTACAAAAACCGTTATGAGTTTTGATACGTTTGATATAGACTATCCAGGCTCAAGTAACTTCTTCACTGGCAGGCAGATTACCAAGGAGCAGCTGCTTTCAACTGACTTCAGCCCCGCTGAGTGGCTTATGAACTATTGTAAGATGTTCGGCCTGTATATCCACAAGGATAAGGCTGAAGATAAGATATACATCGATACGAGGAAGACCTTCTATCGCAGGAATGTCGTCAAGAACCTGGAGGACAAGATTGACTACTCACGGGACTTGAACGTATCGCCTATTATGGTCGACGCGGGTTACTATTCAATGAAGAACGAGTCGGTAGAAGGCGGGGCGTATGAGGACTATATGTCAAGATACGGCAAAGAATATGGATGCAAGATAATCGATACTGGCTATGAGTTTGATGCCAATACCAAGGAGCTTATTGAGTCCCCATTCAAGAACGCGGTTCAAGTCAGGGGTAACGGCGCCTTCTATTTCAGAAAATCTCCGACGGGGGGAACCAGTACCAGGACAACTGGTGCCCTGCAGCCGTATTTCTATAATGGTTTAGAATACACACTCTACAACAACGGTATAGTCACTAGTAATGCTATCATTCACAGACCCTTTATCCGAGCAAGTATTACTGACAATTGCCAGCCATTTGCGGCTGCCTATCCTTACTTCGACCTCTTTGATAAGCCAGAGTTTTGCAAATCGGATGGAAGCCCTGAGGACGGAAGTTATGTATTCCTATTCAGCCATCCGAACTACATATCTGTTGGTGGTATGGGGTATATGATTTCTGACGATTTGGATATAATGGCAAAGCTGAATAATAATCCTTGTTGGTTATACAGTGATTCTGATTTTCGCTCAGGTGACAGTGTGAATAGAATTGCCATACATATCTCAGTAATGCCCAAGTTCTCTAGATACTGGAGGGGGGTTATGTACGACAGGAGTACGACCGACAAGAGTCAGTTCGCATTCGACTGGGGTTCACCAAGACAGCTCTATGTACCAGAGATTTACTACACAGAGGATATGACGCTCTACACTCAGTTCTATGGCTCTTACCTGGAGGATTCGTATGATATCAACACCAAGGTGCTCGAGTGCTTTGTGAAGACTGATAAGGTGCTCAATGAGGATGACCTTCGCAACTTCTACTGGTTCAGGAACTCACTCTGGAGGCTTAATAAAGTCAGTGACTATGATGTGACTACCCATAAACCCGTTAAATGCCAGTTCGTCAAGGTACAGAATATCGACGATATGACAAGTATGATTCCAGACCTTAGGACTAAGATTATAAAGGTAACACCAGATGAGTCTACCATTGAATGGCAAGGCGGTACCTACGGTGTGACCGTCACGACAAATAGCGGAGGCGGCTTCGAGATTCCCAGCTATTCCCCTTCCCTGTCGTTTACTGGCCTTACGTATGTCGGACCTAATATCAGTGGAAAGACAACGGAGGGTTCGTTTGGTGTTGTATTCCCTCGAAATGATAATGACTACGCCAGGGATTTCTACATTGATGTGCAAACGATTGACGGTACGGACCCTATCAGAGTTGTGTTCACTCAGACCAGGGCGAATCCACACCTCGAGGCGTTAATATCATCTATAAGCTTCGGCCCGTCTGCAAGTGCCGCTACCTTCGATATCGTTGGAAACGTTCCTTGGCAGATTGCAGCACCTATTTGGGCAACAGCAATGCCTTCCTCTGGTAACGGTAGCTCGCAGGTCACAGTTGCCGTTGGAGATAATGCGGGAGCTGAAAGGACTGGTTTTATCTACATTACTTCAAGCGAGATTGAAACCATCAGCATTCCTATTACCCAGGAGACTGGGGCGAACTACATCGTCAAGTTCCTGCCTGCGGGTATACAGGATACCACACATAATAGATGGGGTACGAGATGGGATATCAAGTTCAAGTATGCAAGCGATGCTGATTACACAACAGTTTCCTCGGGTCAGAATCTATCTCCCCATTCAGCTGGTGAAAGTGATAGCTACGCTATGGACGCATACAGCCAATCCTTCCCTATGCCTTCAAGTGCTGTAGGGCAGACGCTCGAGGTGTCATACCTGGTCAATATCATCGACGTTGACAACCCCGACGGAGCGCCTTACTACTCATATCAGGCTTATGTAGATTACTATCCAGGTATTCCTACTGAATACAATCAGTTATATACAGTCGCAATGCCTACGATAGTGGATGGACAGGCTCACTTCCCAGACTAATCCTGGTGCAGGCCGATTTCGCTACATAGTGGTTTCGAACCACGGGACCGTACTGGGTGGGGCATCCGTCAGGGTGCCCCTTTTAACGCCTTTGGCGTAAATAATTCTATTTATGTTAAAACTAGTTATTCTATGTCAGATAGAGAAATTGTAAAAATACTTAAAGTCCAGACGGAAGGTTCCGAGCAGACGGTGAAGGGCCTTCGAGAAGAAATTAAGGGGTTGCAGGACGCACTTCTTAATGTCGAGGCGGGTACTGAGGAATATGATGCTGTTGTAAAGAAACTCATTGATGACCAGACCAAACTTAACGGTGTTATGAACGCTGGCAAAGAGAACGGTATTGCCCTTGAGGGGTCATACGCCGCTCTCCAGCAGAGATTGAATGCTCTCCAGAAAACCTGGAAGGCCACTAATGACGAAGGAACCAGAAATGAACTGGGCAAGCAGATATCTGAAATCAGGGGAAAACTGTCCGAGATGGACCAGAGCACGGGAGATTGGAGGAAGAATGTAGGAAACTACGCTCAAAGTATCACCCAGGCTTTTGGCTCTATGGGTGGTGCGGCATCCAAGCTTGTTTCGGGGCCATTAACATCACTTAAGGCAGCGTTTACCGCAATAAGCGCCCACCCGATTATCCTGGCGCTTGTGGCTATTGTAGCTGTTATCAAGAGACTGGTTGATGCTTTCAAGACCAACAGTGAGGCAGCTGATACCCTTAAGCAGGCGTTCTCAGTCTTCCAGCCGATTATTGATGCGGTTGGTAAAGCATTCGACTGGCTTGCAGGTATTGTAGCCAAGGGTATTGAATTGTGGGCCAAGTATGAAACCACGTTCTTAAGGCTTATTCCTGGCTATAAAAAAGCGGCTGACGCTGCGGGGGAGAACGCAAAGCGTTTGAAGAGAATTGAGGATGAGGAAACCGAAAATGTCAAGAAGAACGCCAAGGACCGCAGACAGATTGCAGACCTTCAGGCTAAGGCGGCTGATAAAGACAAGTATACCGCCAAGGAGCGAATGGCGTTTATGCAGGAGGCGTTTGAGCTTGAGGAGGGTATTACCCAGAGAGAGGTAGACCTTGCAAATGAAAGACTCGCAACCGCCGCTTATGAGCTCGAAAAGCACGCTAACAGTGATGAACTTAAGAGGGCTTATGCCGAGGCTGAGGCTGCGGTTGATAATGCTTATGCCGCACTCGAGGAGAAGAGGCTTAGTCATAATAAGCAGATGAGCCGTTTACGTAGCGAAGACACCAAAGATGCAAAGGATACACTTCTTGCCCAGCTAAATCTGGAAAAGGATTTCCTCGAGCAGCAAATGGGGCTTGCTGAGGATGCCTCCGATGAGCAGCTTCAGCTGGCAAAGGATAAGAGAGCCAAGGAACTCGAAATCCAGCTTGCCGAACTTAAGGATAAGATTAAGAATCGCAAGGATTACGAAAAGGCTGAGTTGCTTGCAAGGAAGAAGTACGAGCAGGACATCCTTAAGCTTGAGACCGAGTGGGCTCAGAAACGTATGAAAATACGCGAGACCGTCAATGACATCATCCTTATGGATAGTGGTAGCAAGGGTAGCATTAGTTATCAGACGGAACAGCTGGAGAGAGCAATTAGTGACCTTCAAGATATGGAGGTGGCTTACGAGGGCTCAAAGAAAGGTTCTAATACCTGGCAAAATTGGGGCGATGATAATATTTACCAGTTCGTTAAGAGAATGAAGGAACAAAGGCAACTGGTAAAGGATTATCAAAAGGAGTTAGATAATGCCGTCGATAAGCAGCGTCTTCTTAACCAGGAAATTGAACGTTTTGGGGTTAGACCAGAATACAAGAAATCCTGGATGGAGTATAGCCAGATTATGCAGAATGCTCTTATTGTGCGTCACGACCTTACTAGGAAAGAACGCGAAGCCTCTAATATGCAGCAGGAGATTGACGGGTTCAGAGCACAAGGTAATGAACTGTTGACTGAGCAGATTCGTCTCCAAGAAAAGGATGAACAGATTAAGGGTGAAATTGCCGCAAGGCAGGCGAGCGCAAATACTGGTACTCAGAAACAAAGAACGGCAAATCAGCAGGCACTTAAGAAACTCAATGCTGAATTAAGCGCCAATACTGAGGCTATCGAACTGAATAATGCCGCAATCACCGATAATAACTCGGCTATTGAAATGACCACGAGAAGGATGTCAAGCGCCAAGGAGGAAGTGGATGCTCTTCAGCTGGCTTACCTCGGCTTGAACAAACAACTTTCCGATACCTTTATCAGGAGTAAAAAGCTTAGTGGTGAGTTTGCTGGGTTGCTTGGAGAAACAACGGAAGCAAGCGCCAATTTCTTCCAGTGGGGCCATAGGGTTGTTGAGAAGAATGGTGAAATCATCGAGAAGGAAAGACTCAACCTATTCAAAGCATTTAGGCCGTTAGGTGGCGGGCTGGAAGCGGACTTGAAGGCAGAGATTGATAAGTATGCTACGGATTTTTATAATTATCTGGACTATTCACTCACTGCCGCGAGGAGCTCTAAAGACGTCTTACAGAAAAATCTTAGCTTGTATTTCGAAGATGGGTTTGATAACCTTGTGGCAACAAAGGCTCTTTTACATAGTTTAGGCCTTACTGAAGATAGCATAGCGACAGACCTTAAGGAGAATTTTGCAAATGCCTATAAGAAGAGCCTTGTTGACGGTGGGCTTGACGAGGCTGTGGCCGAAACAACGGTTGAGACTGACTTAGGGAAAATTCTCGCCAGTGCAGTCACCTTCGACGAGTTCTTTGAAAGTGCTGCTGATTTGTATGCTGATGGTTTAACTGAAGCCCTTTCGGAATCATTTGCTACCGCTGCAGGTGACCTTGATGTCGGGAAATACCTTAAAGACAACTTTAATACTATTGAAGCAATTCGAGATAACAGCGATAAACTGATGGGGCTGGTTAATGCTGGTATCATCCCTGAGGACGTACTAAAGCAGTATATTGAATTGCTACAGAATACCGCTAACAAGGAAAAGGAAATCCTTCAGCAGCGATTCCAGAACTGGAGCGACCTTGCTGGCCATATCAATTCCATCACCGAATCCACAGCGGATATGTGGGAAGAAAGCCTTCGTAAGCAGAAGGAGGATTCCGAAGCTGCTGGCAAGTACGACGAGAAGAAGCGCAAACAACTTGAAGACCAGTACAAATGGATTCAGGGACTTCGTATCGCAACGGCTACCATTGATACAATTCAGGGTGCAATTGCCGCCTATATGGGCTATCAGGAACTTGGACAGCCTTGGGGTGGAATACTCGGAGCTACTGCCGCTGCTGCAGTCATAGCATCTGGTGCTGCTGAAATTCAAAAGATTGCCAATACCAATCCTTATAATCAGGCATCACTTGACAGTAGTGCAGCATATCCCACGGTGACGCCTTACGTTCCTCAGTACACGGCCAATATGACTGGCCTACAGGAAACAGAGCAGCTTGCAAATGCCCTTGGCAAGACCAATATCTGGGTCAGCGTCAAGGATATCAACAGCGCTCAGAAGGAAAATGAGGTAAAGGTTGCTGAAAGCCGCTTCTAGTAGTCTACTCATTGTTAACCACTTATGATAGCCCCCTTACCAAAGGGGGTTTATTTTATATTTATAACAAAGTGTTTCGCACTATGAAGAAGATAAATGGTTTGCCATTATATAAGGCTACTGTAAATAACGACGACGATACTGGTTTCTGGGTTGTTTCTTTAGTTGATGAGCCTGCAGTTGAGGTTGATTTCCTTGCTTTCGATAAGAAGCAGGTTCCCCTCCAGTTTAAGGTTGAAGACGAGGAGCAGCGTATGGTTCTAGGAGTTGTAATGCGCCCGAATTACCCTATGTATAGAGAGACGGAAGAGGGTGAAGGATACTACCTGGAGTTTGATGCAAAAACCATCCACTCAATGACCGAGAAATTCTTCCAGAGAGTAAATCCTAATAACGTTGACACCGACCATTCGTTCGACCTGGTTGACGGTGTTACGCTTACCCAGGCATTTTTCAAAAATGAGGAAAAAGGTATCAATCCTGTGGGTTTTGAAGATATGCCTGACGACACGTTATTCTTCCAGTATCACATTACATCAGATGAAATCTGGGAAGGCGTAAAGGACGGGACCTGGAAAGGGTTCAGTTTAGCGGGAACCTTTAATATCGAACCCGTCGAAATGTCCAAGAAGAAAGAAAATGTCCTTGAGGACATCAATGATATGTTGGATAAAATAATAAGTAAAATATCTAGATAAAATGAAATTAAACAGTATTCGTACAAAATTAGCTGAAATCCTGGCTGCTTTTGTTAAAATCACAACCGATAAGGGAATTCTTGAATCTGCCGACGAAGAAATCGCTGTTGGTAGCTCTGTCCATATTATCGATGAGGAAGGTAATGAGTCCGCTGCTGAAGACGGTGAATATCGTACTGATGAGGGCATAATCTATGTCGTCGCCGACGGTAAAGTAAGCGAAATCAAAGAGGAAGAGAAAGAGGAAGAGCCAGCTGCCGAGCCTGAGGAAGAGGAAGTTGCCGCAAGTGCAATGCCCGAGAAGCTCGCAAAGATTAAGGCCGCTTTCGAGGCTTCCTATGAGGAAAAAGAAATGAAAATCGCCGAGGCTATCCGCGCAAAGGGTCTTGACGCCTGGATTATCGAGGCTGGTGATGACTTTGCCGTTGCTGAGGTATGGAACGATGAAGAAGGTGACTGGCACTACGAGCGTTTCGCAATCTCCTGGGATGAGGAAGGCAATGTTATCGTTGGCGAGAGCGAGGAAGTAAAGTCCGAGTTCGTTCCTATCGATGCAAAATCTCCATTTGAGGAGCCTGAAGCTGAGGAAAAGAAAGACGGTGAAGAGGTTGCCGCTTCTGCGGTGGAGGCCGAGGAAGGGGAACCCGCCGCTGAAGAGGAAGACAAAGATGAGAAAATCGCCAACCTTGAAGCGGAAGTAGCCAGACTCGAAGAGGAAAATGGTGAGCTTAAAGAAAAGATTAAAGAACTTGAGGATGAGAGCGCAGATGAGCCCGCTGAAGAGAAGTTCGCAAAGCTAACCAAGGACACTGGTGATATGAAACTCAACAGACTCAACAGGATTCTCAACGCTTAAGAATCAATAAACGTCCATAATGAAGGCAGGTAAAATCACGAAAATTACCTGCTTTTTTTGTCTCCTGAGTAAAAAAGTTGCCGCTTGATATTCGATTTATATTTTTAGGTAAACGACAACAATAAAGAATAATAATACAACTAGCATTTATTAAAAACTATGGCTGGATTCAACGTGTCAAGTCTTACTGACTATGTAAAAACAAATCAAGACGTTCTTATTAAGGGCGTTGTTCTTGGTAGTGTGAAAGGTGACACTATCCCTGCACTTCGCAAGCAGTTCGGTATCAAAACCAAGGAGAGACTCAACCTTCTTGACGTTGACCCCGTTCTTCAGGATGGTTCAAATTGCGAGTTTTCCGCAAGCGGTTCGACAGCTTTCTCAGAGCGCGAAATCGAGACCGCTCAGCTCAAAGCACAGGACTCATATTGCGACAAGCAGCTCCTTGGCAAGTTCGCTGAGTATCAGGTAAAAATCGCTGCTGACAAAGAGGCTGCTGATATGCCTTTCGAAGGCGAAATCCTTGACGAGGTTGTTGGTAAAATCAACGAAAAGATGGAGAAACTCGTTTGGCAGGGTGCCAAGAGTGGTGGCGACCTCATCGACGGTTTCCTCGCCCAGGCTGCTGCATCTGGAGACTCTGCATCTACCATCAGCGTAACCGCTGCTTCTGGTACTGCAATGTACACCCGCGTTAAGGCTGTCATCGAGGCTATCCCTGAGGCAATCCTTGACAAGGCTGTGGTATTCGTATCACCCGCCAACTTCCGCAAGCTCGTTTTCGAACTTGTTGAGAAGAACCTCTATCATTTCGCACCTGGTGCTGACATCGAGAGCAAGGACATCATCTTCCCTGGTACCGAAGTCCGCATTCACAAGACTCACGGTCTTATGGGCTCCGACGCTATCTATGCTTCCGCATACGAGAATATGGTTTACGGCGCCGACCTCGAGAACGACCAGGAGAAGGTTCGCTTCTGGTATGATGACAACAGCGAGCTCTTCAAGTACAGCATCCACTGGAACGCTGGTGTGAAGACCCTCTATCCTGATATGGTTGTTCTTGGAACAATTGCCTAATCAGGACCTGACGAAACCCTGGGGTGAGCAATAGGGCTTGCCCCTTTATGAAAGAATAATAAAAAGAAAAACAGATATATAAATTATGGCTTGCAGTCAAACTTTATCGGGTATTCCCCTTACTTGTGACACCTCTAAGGGTGGCATCATAGAAGTTTATATCGTTACTTGGAACGAGCTCTCAGGCGGAACTTCTGCATATGGTGTCTCTGACAATGTCGTTACCGCTATCACTCTAACAACGAGTGCAACTTGGAAGAAGTATGAGTTCAAAAAGAACACTGGTTCTATGACCTCTACCCTTAACGTTGACGACGCAAACGGCGTTAACTATGTTTCTACCGACCTTGTGCTTCAGTTTAACCGTATGGAAACCTCAAAACGCATAGAAATGGCAGCTCTTTCTGTCAGTGACCTGGCGGTAGTTTGCAGGGATGCTAATAACAAGTACTGGCTCCTTGGTTACAATGAACCCGTCTCAGCTACAGCTGGAACTGGTCAAACAGGAACCGCTAGAACTGATGGAAACTTCTATCAGATTACCCTCCAGGCAAACGATGATTCCTATCCTATGGAACTCAATACTGAAGCAATCGCTTCTCTCAACACACAGTAATCAACTTAGCCTATGAAAACAAGGACGTCCATTTGGTCGTCCTTTTTTTGTCTGTCTTCTACTTACCAGAAAATAATAACCCTTCGGGGGGAAAAGAAAGGTTAAAATATTATGACATTAGAAATTTCAGGGGAAACCCCGTTCCAGGTTCTTGGACATTCATTCACGGTAAGCCCGTCATCTGAGGGCTACACGCTCAATTACAGCGCAGACGGCGTTAATTGGACCGCCTACACAGACGCTACTCCCGCTAACGACACACTCATTGTCAATGGTGTGGCTTGGGGTCAGTACATCAAACTTGCTGGAAACGGCAGTAAGGTAACAATAAACTATTAATACCTTAAGGCGATGATTATCAACTTTAATAACTTAGGAGCCTCTGGTGGAGGTTCAGGTTCTGGCAGCACTGTTTCTTGGAGGCAGGACCTTACAGCGGGTACCCAGATTGCCCAAATAACCATTAATGGTACACCTCAGAATGTCTATGCACCTTCTGGCGGCAGCGGTAGTGACATAATCCAAAACTATCAGATAGTATCAGCCCTTACCGACGTACAGGGTGAAGAAAGCACATCCACATTGAGTGGTTATACCTTTGATTTTTCAGCAGCAACCACAGATTCATACGGTTTAGTTCAGGATAGCGAATATAATCTATATGTGTGCATACTTGACGTTATCGACGGCACTAATGATATGGGTATTACCGACCCTGGTTTTTATTACTGCGACTGGAATACCAATCCTGCTATTCCCGATGACAATCAGGGGCACTCTTATACCGAAAACGGCTGGATGGTAAGAAGGAATGGATATGTTATCGACATAGTTAGCCCAGACTATAGCGGCGAAGAGATAATTGATGTAACCAACGCGGGTTGGGAACCTTCAGCAGAAATTGTCACAGGAACCACTTCAGATACTATCGTTGCGGTAGTAGTCCTTGAAGGAACTGTTGCTTATGTAACAGCCGATGGCAAGTTCTACCAGCACCTCGATAATGACTGGGTTGAAATGCCTGACACCAGCGCTGCACAGATACGTTATACTGTTTCCAGCACCACTGAAATGAACTCGCTTGAAGCTAAGGAGGGCGACATTTGTGTGGTTAATGAGCCCGCAGGCTCGGCTGACATTACTGAAGCTCTCTATTGGTTGGTAGATAATTTTGGTCTTAAGGACGCTGTAAACATTGCATCTGAATCAGCTCTTGGACGTAGTGCTTCATCCGTTACCTTTGAGGTGGTCCAGAATCCTTATCAAACTGAAGGTTCGGTTACCTCCGCCTTTTTATCAATGTATGATAACGGCCATTGGGTAGGCTTAGGTGTTGATGTAAATAACCTTGTTGCTGACCCTCGTTTCCTTGTCAGCTGGAGCAGTGATAATGACTGGCAAATTGCTTCTGTGGGTATGACCCTTACAGTTGGCGATTGGAATAATTTCGCAAACTGGGCCTCACAGAACGGCAGAGTGTTATTTTTAGAGGAAAGTAATTACTGGAACCCCTATGTTTTCAGGGCTACAGCTGAGACGGCTTCCGCATCCACAACCTACCAGTACAATAAGGGCCAGTGGATTGAGCTTGCTACTCTTGCTGATGTTTCTTCAGCAATGACCCAGGCAAACCAGGCTTATAGCTTAGCACAGTCAAAACTCAGCGATAGTTCAGTTCAGATTAGCACTTGGGGTGATTTCGAATACTACGGCAACGGTGTTTACTCAACACAGGTTAACGGCGCTGACGAAGGAGTTCGTCTCCATATTATGGGTGCTAAGACCAACTATACCAACCCTAGGATAAACCAGATTGTCACCTCTGATTCATTCCTTCGCATTATGAAGATGACACAGGATGAGTATGACAATCTTCAGACTAAGGATTCAAACGTTTGCTATATCATCGTGGAGGAGGAATAACCTATGGCAAAGCAGTGGGTAGACATAACAACAATTGACAACGTCACACCTTTTACCAAGGTGCGATGGAAGTCTGTGATGACGTTTGCTGGAGGTGATACCTGGCTAGCTGAAGCTCCTGGGCTTGATACTACTGGAATGTTCTGGCTGGATGGTAATACAGCAGCCTTAGGCTATTTCGGCGGACACCGTATGAATAATTCGGCCTGGGGTAACGCCTACACTTGTAGTATGAACTGCGAGCAGTATGGTATTGACCAGTCGACAATTGCATATCGCGTTGCGGTTAAAGACGAGCCGAGAGGTCAAGCGGGGTTCTATGACAGCGCTGTTACAATAAGTGGCGAAACCTATTACGAAGTGGATTTCTCGCTTTGGGAAAACGCTAGTGGTAAGTCTCTCTATATGCCTTATGCTGTTGCACCCTGGGCTCCAGGTGACATCTTGGTTGAAATTGAAAGCGGTCCTATTAAACTTGATAAGGACTCAATGTCTTTCAAAGCTACGGGTGGTAGCCAGACTGTAACAGTTACCGCTGACGACGACTGGACCGCATCTGCTTCAAGTGCTTGGATAACAGTTTCAGCTTTATCTGGTGCTTCTGGTACCTCAGTGGTCACAATCAGCACACCGAACTACACTGATATAACGACTGGTAGAACAGGAAGCGTTACTTTTACTTGTAGTGGCGATACTGCAGTACTTTCCGTTTCACAGAGGAAGGCTTCTTCTGGCGGTTTTGGAGGTATATTTATTGGCGCAGTTGCCGCTGAAGCAATGTATATTGGCAATACCGAGGTAAGTGCTATGTATATTGGAGAAAACTTGGTATTCCCAACGGAGACCAATACCGTTATTCGCTATATAGCACCTGCTAAGGTTGTTCCAAACGTTGCCTATAGTGACAGTGCGTGGACGTTGACATTGGTTTCTGATACGTATGATAGTGCTTCTTCCGCTGGTACGGTTACGTTCAGTGGAACTGGGCTTACCATTCCTGATGGAGCTTTCAGTGCAACGACCATTTCGGAAGTAACGATTGGTAAGGGTGTTACCACCATTGGTGAATACGCATTTAATGGCTGTGCTGATTTAACAACACTCAGCATTCCTAAGACGGTTACTTCAATTGGAGACGGTGCTTTCTGGCATTGTACAAGTCTTGGTGAGATTGTAATTCCTAATACCGTAACGTCGGTTGGTGATTTTCTATTCTTTGAATCTACCAGTCTCTCTGCCGCTACGCTTCCCGCTGGGGAAACCGAAATAAAGGATGGTACCTTCCAGGGCTGTAGCGCTTTGACTTCGTTCGACATACCTTCAGGTGTAACGTCCATCGGAAGCTCTGCTTTCAGGGGTACTACATCTTTGACTACATTGACGATTCCAGCTGGCGTAACGAACTTAGGAAGTTCTTCTTTTATGGGTAGCGGAATAATAGAGTTAACCTTTGAGGGTAATACTCCACCCGCCACTGTTGGCTCCTTTGCTTTCAATAATGTCTCCCCGACGGGAACAATTTATTGTCCAGGAGCTGCGGTTAGCACATATACTACTTGGGCTCAGACCTATGGGCTGTCAGGATGGACTGTATACGGGCCTTTGGAGCCTTTGACCCTGACATTCACCTCGGCTGGTTCAATCGGCTGGAATAGCACTATAAGAGGAACAAACTGGAAGCTTAAGTACACTCTCAATGGCAGTGACTGGTCGGCTGCGACGTCTACGACAACCAATAGAATGTCTGTGCAGGCTGGAGATGTTATCCAACTCAGGGCTGGAATAAATCCAACATCTGATATAGCTTACAATGCTAACCCAATGAGAACAGAGGGGACATTTACCGTTAGAGGCAGCTTTATGTCGCTCGCAGGACCCGACTGGGAGTCTGCAACCACACTTACTCATAAGGTTGCGCCTTTGTTCAAGGGTTCTACGGGTTTGACTGACGCTTCTGGTCTTATTATGCCGCCTATGACACTTACTGACCAGCACAAGGCGATGTTCAGTGGTTGTACAAGCCTTTCAGCAGCACCTCAGTTACCAGCAACCACACTTTCACAGGGTTGTTATGCTTATATGTTCGCAGATTGTACGTCGTTACAGACGGCACCGACCTTACCCGCCGCAGTTGTATCACAGGAAGGTTATAGTGGAATGTTCAGTGGTTGTACGGCGCTTACCAGCATTACTTGTATGGCGACTGATAGAACAGCAACAAGTTCGACTGCTGGATGGGTGACAGGTGTCGGTTCAACTGGAACGTTTACAAAGGCGGCTGGCTATACCGAGTGGTCTACTGGTGATAACGGTATTCCTTCAGGATGGACTGTGATTGATGTCTAAATAACCTACCCCAGGGGGTGGAAGTCCCCCTACTTATTCACGGCCCCTTGACTTTAATAGGTCAGGGGGTTATTCTTTAGTACCAAAACCAAACTAATATCTACTTACCTAAAAATCGACAGAAATGACGCTCAAATTCATTAATAATACGACAAAACAAGAGTGGACTTTCGATGTATTCGATGTCAACGACTCAAGGATGTTCTATCACTTCGACATAGCCCTTCCAGAGGGAGTGCCTGATGGTGAATACTCATACATCCTACTTGATAATGGTGAAACCAAAGCCTCAGGTTTGCTGCAGGTTGGTGACTACACGCCAGATAATAACACATATACCGCTCAGACTCAGAACGGTTATATAGCATATAATCCCGACTAGTAATGGAAGAACAGAAACAAATTAACGTAGCATTTGCTGCATTCCAACCTTCAGTGGTTGCAAATATCCCTTCTTATAAGGAAAACGAAAATAAATCCAAGGATATCGTAAGCCTTGGTAATGATGACGCATACGCGAATTTCCTTTGGGATATCTATCTCAATTGTACCGACCTTCAAACCATAATCAACGGTACGTCTGATTTTGCTGTTGGTAATGGTATAAGATGCAACGTCCCTGGATTCGAGAAAAGTCTGAATAATAGAGGTGAAAGTGCAAACTATGTTCTCGGAAGGGCTTTCACGGACTACTTCCTTTATGGGGCTTGCTATTTCGAGGTAATACGTAATAAGGGTGGAAAACCAGGGGAAATATACTGGCTGGACTATCGTTATGTCAGAACCAATAAGAAGAATACCGTATTCTACTATAATGAGAATTACGGACAGAAATACGGTAGAACTGGTGATGCTCTGATATTCCCTAAATTTATGCCTGATGCAACCGCGTCGACGTCTGTAGTTATGGTGAAGAATCCTTATAGCCGCAGCGTTTACGGAACACCTGTCTGGGTTAGTTCACTTAGGTCAGTTCTTACAGAAATAGAAATTGATAAGTATCATCTGAATGAAATCTGTAACAATTTCGTAGGTAGTGCAATCATCAATTTTAACTCAGGCACCCCTACGGATGAGCAGAAAAAGGAAATCGAAAAAAATATTTCCGAGAAATTTACGGGTTCAGAAAATGCTGGCAGATTCGTCCTCTCATTTAATAATGGAAGGGTTAATGAAACCACTATACAGAGAATAGCTACTGATGACTTCGCCGACCGCTACAACGCTCTTTCAGAGCAATCCCGCAGCAGGGTATTCAGCGCCTTTGGAGCCTCGCCAAATCTTTTTGGAGTTCCTACGGATAATAAGGGGTTCACCGAAGAACAGTATGAGGAATCATTCCGACTTTACAACAGGACCAGGGTTCGCCCAGTCCAGATAAGAATGTCTGATACCTTCGACTATATATTTGGTGTAGAAGGTTCTTTGACAATTGACCCGTTTAGTGTCAATGAAGGTAATAACGACGAGGAAACCAACGTACAATAATGCTTTATCTTAAGAACATAGAGACCCCGCAGCCCATCTTTATCCCAAAGGATGAAGATACTGGTGCCGTACCCAGCGGTAAAGGTGTACTTCAATCAAAGAGCTGGGAAATAACTGAGAATGGTGCCACGATAGTGTCACCAGACCCTGGGTATGATGGAATATCAGGTGGCTCCATTACCGTCTACGTCAGTGGTGGTGGTGGGGGAGAAACCGAGTTTAAACACCTTACTGCAACCGAGAACGGTGAGTATCCCGCTACTGGTAATACCGCCTTCTCTGGTGTGACGGTTGATGTTCAGCCCAATAATCAGTCGAAGACCGCGCTATTCACTCAGAATGGTACTCAGGTCATTACTTTTGATTCTGGCTATAGTGGATTGGAGCAGGTAGAGGTTGTGGTTAATCTCCCTAGCGACATCGTCAACCAGACCAAGAATGTTCTAATCACAGGGAATACTGCAATGACGCTGACTTATGACCAGGGTTACACTGGCCTTGAAAGTGTCGGTATTATTGTCAATGTTCCCGATAATAAACAGAGCAAATCTCTCAATATTACAGCGAATACCGCTACGACTATCACCTACGACCAGGGATATACTGGCCTTGAGCAGGTGAGCGTTTCCGTTGATGTTCCCGACCCTGAACAGACGGCCCTTACAGCAACCACTAACGGTGATTATGCTCCAAGTGGATACTACGGTTATTCTGCAGTTACGGTTAGCGTTCCTGACCCTGAAATGACCGCTTTGACGGCTACTACCAACGGCAATTATACACCGTCTGGCTACTATGGTTATTCAGCTGTTACCGTTGCCACCCCAGAAATCCACAATCAGGATAAATCAGTTACCATTTCCGAGGATATGGGCCAGGGTACTAACTTCATTAGTGCTTCTACAATAGTCACCGCGGATACGGGATACACTGGGCTTGGTGAGGTTCAGGTTGATGTTGCTATACCTTGTAGTAACTCCCAGTATATGGGTACCCTAACGGAAAATAGAACTTATTATATTGGGGACAACAGGAATCTTTGGAGGCAAATGGTTATTGACGTACAAGTTCCTACGGGCGGCTCCCTTACCGCGATTACAGCCACCACAAATGGTAATTATACCCCTCAAACTGGTTATGACGGCTTTTCTGCCGTAACAGTAGATGTTCAGCCTGTCGTTACAGGATTAACTGCCACTACCAACGGAACGTATAATGTCCCCTCTGGTATAGATGGTTACAATACTGTTAAGGTGCAAGTTCCCTCTTCTTGCCCGACCACTGCAGTAACTGTCGGCTTAGGTATAACCGAACTGCCTGTCCCAGCCACCTCCGTTACCTGCTACGGCGCTGCAACACATATCACAAGTTGGGACCAGCTTTCAGGTGAAACAGGAATTACAATGGATAAATGGATGATGCTGGATTTTGAGGGGAATGAATGGGACAATGATGTTTATCCACATTATTTCCAAAGGGACAAATGTCCTAATGCAGTTGAGTTTGTCCAGCAAATACCACGTGCGAGAAAACTAACAGGTTTCCAGGGCAATAATGGTCATCTACGTAAAATGTACCTTTATGATGTCGGTGCTTTAGAGACTTTTGATTCCATAGACATCATATCATTCAGCCAACTTGTAGGTAGAAATACCCAAGAAGTTGTAATTAGCGATTACGGTTTTACTAGCACATATGGGGATGTTCAAGCCGATTTCTCTTCTGCTTTCAAGTTAGCTCCTAGCATTACATCAGTAACAATTACTCAGAAGTTTGGTGACGGTTTCTTCTATAACGCGTTTGAGGGTTGCTCTGCTCTTACGTATGTCAATCTGGGATATAGTGTTGGTTGCGCGGTGGCCTCAGATTGCATAGGTATTTTCTCAGGCTGTACCTCACTGGAGACCATAGAGGGATTTCGCGGAGCTATTGAATATGCAACCATTGACAATTCTACCAATCCGTTCTATAACCTTCCAGCCCTTGTGAATTTCGAAGGCTTTGAGTACCTTGGAGCAGAGTTCTATAGAGACCCCACTGGAACGCATACCGTAGACCTCAGTATAAGTACTGGTCTGTCCCATACATCCCTTATAAACCTGCTTAATAGATTGGCTACGGTAGACTCTTCAGTCACCAATGCTCAGTTGATACTGGGACCAACCAACCTGGCGAAACTAACAGCATCCGAACAAGCTATTGCTATCAATAAAAACTGGGCGCTTTCTTAGTCTTCTAATTAGCCCCTAGAATCGATTTATAAGCCTCGAGTGGTATAACC